GAGTATAATTAGCCCCAGATACATAGCCTTCAGGGCCGAACTCAAAGTTACCTCGACCAAATCGAGTGGTAACTCCTACAGGCCGAAATTTAGCAGCCTCAGCAGCAATTTTAGCTGCTTCTAGTTGCGCTGCCGCAGAAGTCGCTGCTGCATCTCTGGCAGCGTTGCCGCCCATAAGACCACCTGCAAGAGACAAGCCCCCGCCAATTATAGCTCCGATTGGCATATTAATCTCCCTTTTGAATTAGAACTTCATCCACTTTAGACGCATCCTTTTCGTCAGTGGCATGAATACAAAACCAAACACAATCAGTCAATGCTTTAACTGCGTGGTTCTTGCCAGCGGCAATTTCCAAACAAGCAGGAGCTTCAACAATCTTAGAATCTTCATCAACAAGAACCACCACTTTACCCTTAGCTAGAACACTCAGGTGAGAATAGTTGTGTTTATGCTGTACTACCATTGTTCCAATAGGAATATGAATTTCCTTGGAATACAAGCCATCAGAGAAGTGGTGTACAATCATATTAACGCAGTTCCCACCAAACATGAGAACCGGAATTACCGCCAACAACTTTATAAGTTGCTCCACTGGGTATGATATAGTTGAACATTCCAGTGTTGTTATTGTCACCTCCAAAAGCACCAACAACACTGCTATTAATATAAAACGAAGCATTTCCACCAGTAGCTCCAAGTGTTACAGCCACCATGATAGGCTTACCAGTACTATTGGTATAATCGGTACTTGTAGAACGACTAGAAGTCATATTAGTCCATGTTTGTCCCCAGCCAAGTCCCATGTTTTGAACATAAGCAGTGGTGGCAACCTTGGTTGAGTTATCCCCGTTAGATTGCGTTGTAGCCGTAACATTACTGGCAATGGTTCCACCACTGACTACGTTGGTTGCATTAGTAGCGTTAGTGGCATTGGTGGCGTTAGTCACTGTAGCTGCACCAATAGCTGTTGCAATATCAGACCCACTAGCAGCCGTAATTGCAGAAGTACCATTACCACGAAGAATTCCACCTGAAGTCAACGTAGCAACCCCAGTGCCTCCATTAGACACCAATAGAGTGCCTGTAACTCCTGTAATCAATGGAAGACCTGTGGCATTGGTAAGAACACCGGCTGAAGGAGTGCCCAGGTTAGGGGTAACAAGAGTAGCACTGTTCAAGTCAGCTTTAGTGGCTACCGCAGTGGCAATGTTGTTAAGCTCAGTATCAATCTCCGTGCCCTTAACAATCTTCAGCGGATTACCGGAGGCAAGGCTGTCTTTGCTGGCAAAGTTTGTACTTTTTACATAATCTGTCATGGTTCTTCCTTAAACATTTTTACCGTTCTTGTATTGGATTTCAATCTTCTGGATACTTAACGGATAACCGCTAATATCGGCTTCATAGCCTGTTTGGACAACCTTACCTACTCCGGTAGGGTAAGCTTTCAAGGTTTTCAAAGCAGTACCACCAGAATACTCAGCGGTAGTATTATATTCAGCTACGCCATAATATGCCATAGTTTGTAAGGGAATCTGTGCCGTTTCAGAATAATAGTTACCAGTGAAATCAAATCCCCACTTAATGGACAAGTATTGGCCAGAACCACCGATGATAACTACAGACAATCCCTTCAGAATAGAAGTAACGGAAGGAGCGCCCAAGTCAGTATGGTTAGTGAAATATTGAAAACGATAAGAACTACCGTTATCTTGATAGCCTGTATAGGTTCCCACATATCCTGTCTTCCCAATCAACATAGTTCCATCAGCTTTCTGACAGAAACTCTGAGGTTCAATAGAATCCCAAGTGGTTACTCTTGCTGCCCCATCTTGGAGAGCAGCCTTCATGTCAAAGCAGTAGGTAGACTTCAGCGTAGGTAGAGTCAGGAGATAGAAGCCTTCTCGTGGGTTATAAACAGCCTTGATAGCTGCTTTGTTTTCGCCTACAACAGCACTCATTAAGTCATTACGAACATTCTTGGAAATATCCCGTAGAGGAGCAGATTTCTCTTGAATAGTACGTAGAATGCTTCTAACGCCTGTCTCAGATAGAAAGATTACATCCGTACCAGTTTCAACCACTGAATCACGAGCAATACAGCCAATACCAGTGATCGTATCGTACAAGGTCATCGTAGCTGGGGAGTTAGCTCCTTGATAAACAAGAATGTTACGATAACCGAAGATAAACAAGAAATTGTTATGACTAGCCAACGCAGTGACGGTATCTCCGCCTTTAGGCCACACGGAAGTGGTATCCAATGTACCGGCTGTGCCTGATCCAAACTTCTGTGGGTTCTTAGTATCAGACCATTGAACCGTTACTTTGTCTGTAGCTGTATCAGCATTCCAGATACGACCTAAAGCACTGATAACGATGTTTGCCTGTTGGACCGTACCGTTATAACCTGCTTCTTGGTCTACACGATAATAGGTAGTTGTAGACGAGTCGGGATCAAAGCCGATAGGAACATGACCACGTTGATAGAAATACAAGTCACCGTCCAAGTAAGCGGTAGACCAGTTATCGTCAGTGATCGTAGGAGCAGTACCAACACCGTTGAAGGTCAGCTCAGTAAGGGTAGAACCGTTAAGTCTAAATATCTTCTTATTACCAGCGCAAAGGACGTAAGAAGTACCATCTCTGGTAACCAACTCAGCAATAACCTTAATAGGGTTAGAACCCAGAGCGCCAGGAGTTGAAGTATTTGCCTTAGCCCAGCCCTTACGTGCTCCAATACGTCCATACTGGTCAATAGTGGCATTGTTAGCCACCAGAGCAAAACCGGAGGCCAAATCCAATGAACTGTCCTGGGTGTTAATACCCATGAACCCAGGAGCAGAAATACTGGAAGTAAGTAGTTGTTCAGCCATTACGGATTCACCCAAACCATTTCTTCAAGATAACGGTTACGCTCAATCGACACATAATCAGCCAGAGCCATCTTGTACAACTGGTAAGCCTCAGAAGACAGGATACCGGCATCCTCGCCACGCTCGGCAATAGCCTTAGCATAGGCCAACAAGCACGTTAGATGCCCAGGCACAAGGATACGGTCAGTATCGAGTGCTAGATCCAACTGAGGGACAATCAGGTTAAACCGAAGCGTGTAAACACCGTCAGGGATAGGGAAAATATCAACCTGGGTGTCACCGTTAACGTCTACACCGTTAAAGTTATAATAAGCAGGAGCGCCTTTGTTCTGGTCAATCAAAAGAAACTGTTGATCCATCCAGTTGGTAGCAGCATAGTCCATCATAATGTTGGTGGTATCGTTCAGGATGTCAATCACCCTAAAGCGAGTCCCTGAGTCTTCCAACACATAGTTAAACACACTATCTATTGTCTCTGCCGTAAGCGTGGTACTCAAAGAATTCCAGTCATAGGCATCTTCAACCTCTCGCTTGGCATCGTTGATGTAGATACCAATAAGTTTAGAATAAGCACTATCCTGCACTGAGGTTACCGTAGGCTCACGTAGTCTCGTAAGTACGTTATTTACTAACTGAAGATACGTTGACATCTAAGTTCCTTCACTTCTTCTTTTTCTTAGCCATTCCGGCTTCAGAAAGAGCAATAGCGACAGCCTGTTTACGGGATTTAACCACAGGACCGCCCTTGCCGCTATGCAGAGTGCCTTCCTTGTACTCGTGCATAACTTTACCGACCTTCTTTTGACCTTTGGGCATTTTAGTAGCCATGATTACTCCTTAGTGATTGGACCGCCTGATTTCCACGCATCACAGGTGCGGGAACCAGCACAGAGAAAATGAAACAATTCACAGAACCCAAGATTAGCTGCTTCCATGAATTGATCTTCATAAGCAAGCTCTTTCTCGTTCTCCATGTTACCCTCCATGCCTGACTTGATACACTCAAGCATCTTAGGGGTCTGAATAAATGCAGCACAGTTACCACAACGCATCTTCTTAACGTCTTTGGACGGTGCGTTGTACATCTTGGCTTTCTTCATCCAGAACACTTCGTTAGGAAGCGAAGGGTCAGGAGGGCCGTAACCAAAGTTCTTGAAGGCGTTATTACGGTTCTTCAGGTTAACCTTAATATCCTGGGTAGCCACAGGGCAGACTTTACCGTTTAACAAACCTTCTTTCATGGGGACACCTTATGTGAAACTGCTGCGTAGATGGCTCCAAAGAACGCACCTACGATTAGAATAGGCTTTACAGCCTTAGCCAACCACTCAAGGACCGTAAAAGCGCCAGAGGCAGCATTAAATGCTCCTACCATGTTCTTGGTATTGGCATCAATTGTGTCTACCTTCTGCTCCACCTGAACTAGGCGCTCGTAGATCTCTTTGTGGCTAATATCGTCCATTTGTTCCTCGTTTAATTACTATACCATATTTTAGTTAAAAAGTCTATAGTTATTTATCTAAAACGAGGGCCGTTAAGCCAAATAGTTGCTGATTTTCGCATTCCTGACGTAACTGGCGTTACACGATGTTCTAAAAACGAAGGGAATGCAATAACTGATCCTTTAGTTAAAGGGGCAACATATTCTGAATATAATCTAATTTGAAATTCACCACCAGTAAATTCAGAAAGTTCATTTAAAAGACAAACAACTGTAATTTTACGATCTGTAGACTGCCCTGAAAGTGGGAATACATCAACGTGCCAGTTGTAATGCTGTTCAGGTCCGTATTCTGCAAACTGGATATTCTCATGGTCTTGAATATCATAGTCCCATTGACATTCTTTATTCCCTAAGTTTGCAAAATATTTCATGTGCTCTTCAAACCAATGACCACGATTAGAAAACCTAACAGTGGTATTTCTATGGGTATAATTGAAAGTATCTCCTGAAACACCCATAGCCGCATCTTTT